TTTGACTTTTGCTATCGTTACACATTTGTGTGTATATAGTATAACACAAAACATCTCTACATCTAATGTGACATTAGCTAGTTATAGTATTAGAGTAGGGGGCTATTGTCATACTTTTTTAAAAAATCACTTTTATATGTGATATTATTGGTATGGCACAAAAATTATCGGCGCAAGCTAAAAAAAATAAAGCTGTTAGAGATAAAAAATCAGCAATGACTGAGTATCGCAAGTTTACAAAGCGTACTGCTCAGTTAAAAAAGTGCCCAAAAGGTCAAGATTACGACCACAGGACAAAAAAATGCGTAAAATCTTCAAAAAATCGTGCCGGAGGACGCGGTGGTACTAAAAACGAGAAGACAAGAAGACGTTACGGCTATTAAAAAACACAAAAAATGACAGCTTTAATGGAAAAAGACGCTTTTATAGCAATGATTATAGGATTAACTTTATTATTTATATCGATAAGGTTATTAAACGCTATGATTGAAGATAAAAACAAATAAAAAAAATATTAAAAGATAAAAAAATGCCAAACGGAAAAAAAGTAAGACTTACTGCAGCACAATTAAATGCTTCAAGAAATCCAGAAACTATAAAATCAGCTTTTTTAAGTGGAAAAAAATTGCAAGGCAACCCATTTAGTAAAAAAAGTACACCTGAAGAAACAGTACAATTTAATAATTGGAATAGAGCTTATCTTAGTTTTGAAAGAACTCAAAAATCTAGAGGTATTAGTCCTGGTGGACCTAAAATGAAAATGAATTTTAGCGAAAATTTTTCACAAAAAAGAAAAAACTTTAGTAATAATATTAAAAGGTAAAAAACCTTAAAAAAACCCGCGATATTGCGGCTTAACCATGTAAATTTAAAAACCATGACATATTTTTATTACCGTTCAAACACAGTGAACAACCAAACACAANTAAATCCAGAAATAATTNAAAAACTNAANCANGTTGCATTAAAAAGCAACTGGAGGATAACACAATTACCAAATGGATTTTACCAAACCGAGCACCGAGACATCGANAATGAAGATGTTTGGTACGACGTTACAAGAAGAGAGACCTTAGATGGCGCGGAAGCTGCTATCGATGGTAGTATCGAACATTACAACAAGAAACTTGAGGCTTTAAAAGGGCCCAAAGTAGTTAAAACTTTTCAATAATTAAAACAAAAACAATTATGCCTGGTAGAATGATGAAAAAAGGCCCTAACATGGGTCATAAGAAGGGACCTAAGATGGGTCATAAAAAAGGACCTAAAATGGGTCATAAGAAAGGACCTAAAATGCATCCAATGCCTAAAAAAGGTGCTAAGATGTACGGAAAGAAGAAGTAATATATACAATCAATTTAATTTAATTTAATGGAATACAATCAGCCTAGCGAGATTGTCAAAGATTTAAACTTTGGTGACTTAGCTAAGAACAGAATATCAGCTGGAGTAGAAAAACTAGCAGGAGCTGTTAAATCTACTTTAGGTGCATCGGGTAAATGTGTTATTTATGAAGATGCTAGAGGTAAACCAGTGATCACAAAAGACGGAGTAACCGTAGCGGAATCGGTTGTCTTGTTTGATCCTGTGGAGAACATAGGAGCTACTCTTATTAAAGAAGCTTCTAGGAATACAGTTAGGGAGGCAGGTGACGGTACTACTACAGCTATCGTACTTGCCGAGTCCCTATTAAATGAAGTAAACAAAAATTCTGCATATACTACAAGACAAGTAAAATCAGGTATAAACTCTGCTTTAAACAAAGTAAATAAATACCTTGATAAAAATAGCATAGAAGTTTCTGGTAAAATGTTAGACAGTGTTGCTGCTATATCATGTAACAATGATCAAGAATTAGGTAGCACTATTGCTGAAGCATACAATGTTGTAGGTAAAAACGGTGTTGTATTAATGGAAAGCTCAGAAACAAATGAAACTTACGTACAAACTGTTGATGGTGTACAAATAGACTGCGGTTTAAAGTCACCACATTTTGTAACAGACAAAGATAGAGAGACTTCAATACTAGATAATCCATTAGTATTAACAGTTTCATCAGAGATATCAAGCGTAAGAAAAATACAAACTATACTAGAGTATGTTATTAAAAACAAAAGAAGTTTATTAATAGTAGCTCCAGTAGCGCAGCAAGTTCAATCAGCTTTAATGATGAACAAAGTTAAAGGTAATATTAGTGTTAATATTATTGACACACCTGGCTTTGGTCCTACTAAAGATGATGCTATAGAAGATTTAGCAATAATTACTGGTGCTAAAGTTATTAGTGAAGAACTTGGTGATGATTTAGATTTAATACAGCCTGATTGTTTAGGTGAAGTATTAAAATCAGTAACAGATAATAAAAACACTGTACTTACTATAAAAGAAGTTAATAGTGATATTAGTGAAAGAATATCTGATGTTGAAAAGAAAATAGATAAAGAAAAAAACGAATTTATAAAAAGAAAATTACAAGATAGACTTAGCGTACTATCTGGTTCTGTCGGTATTGTAAAAGTAGGTGCGAACTCAAAAGTTGAGTTAAAAGAAAAAAGAGATCGTGTTGAAGATGCAATATATGCTGTAAAAGCAGCATTAAAAGAAGGTATTATTTCTGGTGGTGGCATAGCTTTATTAAATGCATCGCAAAACATAAAACCTTCTAACGATTGTGAAAATATATTATTACAAGCAATACGCTCACCTTATAACACTATACTAGAAAATGCAGGTATAGAAGACTCAGTTGAACCTTTAAAAAAAGGTTGGGGCTTTAATGTTGTGTCTGGTGAACATGTTAATATGGTAAAAGGTGGGATTATAGATCCTGTATTAGTTACAAAGACGGCTTTAAAAAATGCAGTAAGTGTAGTATCAACTATTATATCTGCAGATTGTGTTATATCTAATATGAGGACTAATGAAAGCAATTAATTACTATTTAATAGTAAGTGATATAAAAGAAGAGCAAAAAAAGATTGCTGGACTTATTTTCACAGAGAAGACAGACCTGGATAACCGTTACATTAGAGCTAAGGTTATCAGCTGCGGCAGTAAGGTCGAGGGTGTCAATGATAAAGACATAGTGTACTATGACAAGCATGCAGGACATGGTATTAACTATGGAGACACCCTTTATAAAATTATAAGAGCACAAGACGTAGTTCTTGTCGAATAAAAAAATTCTATTAATATAGAATAATCCACAAACCGTAATCCAAAATCCAATAACCACAAACGATAAATTAATTTTAAAACTTAAAACAAATAACAATTATGAAAAAGTTTTTATATTTTGCAAGTGGAGCTCCTGATTCAACAACATCAACTGAGCAAGTAGCTTGTTTTCCTGCTGATAAATTATCTCATCTTGAGATGCACACAGCAACTGCTCTTAGACTTTATTTTAGTTCTAATCAAGAGTTAGATGAAGATTCAGGTATAGATGCACCTGTTGTAGCTCTTACTATTACTTCTGGTAAACATAAAGAAGTTATAGAATCTATAACTGGCGCTATTGCTAGTGCTAATGCTATTAACAGTCCTTTTATTGTTGTAGCTGATAGTGAAAACAGTGTTTTCTTAAATGGCAATATTACAGCTTGTGCTTCAGTAGCAGTAGTTGATGCATCGTAATAAATGCGATTAACAGCACAAGATCTTCGTGATCTTAACATCCTTAAGTATTACAGGCTCACACGTAAGTGGGTCTGTAAAACTTATGGTTTAAGTGATGCTGATCTTGAATTATTAATATACTTAGATTGTAAAAGAAGATTTACACGTAATGAATTTATAGATGGTGCTTATACATATACTTGGGATAAGCACAGGTGGGAAAGATTAAAAAGAGAAGGTTGGATAGAAGTCTGGAGACAACGTAATAGAACAACTATTAAATATAGTGTTTTTAAAACTTCTTTTAAATGCAGCCAAGTAATAAGTAGAATATATAGAATACTACTAGGTGAAGAAGATCCACCATTTACACAAAGAAATGTTTTTCATAAAAACAAAACATATACTGATAAAGTAATGAATAAAGCTTTAGATGATATGATAAAAGACAAAGATAGATAAGTATGGCACGTGTAATTAAAAAACGTTTAGGTAAAAATGTTTTAGGACAAGCAAACAAAGGTAACGAAATACTTATTAATAAATCTATAGATAAAAATAGCACTAAAGGTAAAAGTGTAATAGCCCATGAAAAAGTTCACTTAGAACAAATGAAAAGAGGTGATCTTGATTATGATGATAAAAATTTTTATTGGAAAGGCAAAACATATCCAAGAAATAAAATAGATGAAACTGATAAAAATTTACCTTGGGAAAAAGAGGCATATAGAGCTTCTAGACGTATCATGAATGGTAAAAGAAGAAGAAGAAAAAAATAATTATGCCAAAAACAACAAATTCAACACTCAAAAAAATAAGTAAAAGAAAAACTAAGTTACAAACTAGTTCTAAATACTTGCAGAAAAGGTTAAAAGAAAATAAAAAATATCAAGATAGCTTTCAACCTGTAGAAAGTAAAATTAGAGGAGAACACAGAACTAATATATCAAACGAACAAACTAGCACTGGTAATGCTAAAAGTTCTCAAAACTTTTATAGTCAATCTATATCAGATAATAAATATGGAGGTAAAAGGCCTGATAGTAAATTTGTTCGTGTTGTTGTTAACTCACAAACTGGACCTTCTACTTCAACTGGAGGGGAAGCATTCGCTAATATAGAAGGAGATAAATTTCAATGGGGACAAATTAAAACCTCAAACAATCCACGTACTTTTTTTACTAGCTACGAACAAAGACAAAGAGATATAGAAAGATATAATAAAGAACAAAAAGACTTTACTAAAGACCAAGAACAACTTACTCGTAAAGATTTTAAAAAACTATATGCTGGTAAATCAAAAAAGAAAGCTAGAAAAACATATAGTAGGTATACAGCTAAAGGTTTAAAAAGAATGCAAGGTATTTATGGAGAAGGCGATTTAAGAGATATAGATGCAGGAACATTATTGTTAGGTGATAAAGGATTAAAAACTTTTAAAACAAAAGTACAAAAATTAAGAGATCAAGGTAAAGGACTGACATGAGTGAAAAGAAAAAATTTAAAGACACAAAGTTAGGTGGTTTATTAAAAAACATAGCACCTAAAATACTTAATGTTGCAGGTGATTTAATACCAGATGCAGGTGTACTTACTATGGTAGGTAAGATGATAGATAATGATCCTAAAATATCACCTGAAGATAAAAAGATATTAAACAAGCAACACGCTGAAATGTATAAGCTAGAAGTAGCTGATAGAGACTCTGCTAGAAACAGAGAAATAGAAGTTGCTAAAACTGGTAAAAAAGACTTTATGATGACATTAACCGGAATAGTTGGGTTGATGTCATTTGCTTTTATAATATATGCTGTAGTTTATGTACCTACAGTAACTGACAATGATTTATTTGTACATCTTATGGGTATGGTAGAAGGTGTTGTTATAAGCAACATATTTGCATATTACTACGGTACAAGTGCTAAATAAAACTAAATGGCTAGAATATCAACTTATGATTTAGATACTAGTGTTTCCAATACTGACAAAGTAATTGGTACAGACTCTAGTAGTACAACTACAAAAAATTTTAAATTACAAGATTTAAAAGAATATATATATGCTGGCATTAGTGGCAATATGACTATAGCTTCTGACGGCACAGCGACAACAAGTAGTTCTGCTACTTTAACTACACCTAGAAATATTGGTGGTGTATCTTTTAATGGATCAACTAATATTACTTTACCGGGTGTAGATACAACTGGTAATCAAGATACAACTGGTACAGCAGCAGTTGCTACAACCATAACAGTTGCTGATGAGTCTAGCGATACAACGTGCTTTCCTATATTTACTACTGCAGCAACAGGTGACTTAGCACCTAAAAGTGGTAGTAACTTAACCTTCAACTCTAGTAGCGGTGCTTTAACAGCAAGCAACTTTGTAACAACTTCAGATAAAAGATTAAAATCTGAAATACAACCCATCAAAGAAGGTTTAGAAATAATCAAACAATTTACATCTTACAACTATATTAAAGACAATGAAAGAGAGTCTGGTTTTATAGCTCAAGAAGTTAAACAAGTAATACCTCATGCGGTATATGAAAATAATCAAGGGTATTTGTCTATGAGTGATAGAGGTGTTCTAGCTCATATGCATAAAGCAATACTTGAATTAGAACAAAGATTAGTAGCAATAGAAGAAAAACTTAAGTAATATGGGTGTACCTACTAGCGGTAGTTTTAGTATGTTTGGCAACAGTGATAACACTACAATACAAGGTGCTATAACTGAGGGTGGTGGATCTGTAGCTAGCACTGATAATTTAAATGATTTAATAGCCGCATCTAATGTTTCTTTATTTGATACAACTTACTCTGGAGATTTAAGTGGTAGTTTAAGTAATGTAACTAACGCAAATCAATATAGAGGTTATCCTACAGCAACAACATCAACAGCCTTTGCATTTACTTACACATTCCCTGCAGGTTTTACTTATGCAGCAGTTATAAATCTTGATGGAACTTCTAGTGAATATAACGCTACTTGGACTTGGGGAGATGGTGCTACAACAAGTATAACTGATAACAGTCAACTTACAAGAACTATAGCAGATAATAGTGGAGGTGGATCAACAAGCACATATAACGGTAATGTAGTAGCATCAACAACTGAAACATTTCCTGAATTTACTATAAACAATTTTAACATAACTGATGTATCTGCTTGGGGTAATATAAAGTGGAGAAAATTAAAACTTAAAGGTGCAAGTACAAGTTTAAATATAAGTGCTAGTGATACTCCAGATCTTTCAAGATGCACAAGTTTATTTCAATGCTTCATGGGGTTAGGAACTTTTAATGATGACAATGTTACTAGTTGGGATGTGAGTAATGTGACAAACATGCAAAGTATGTTTGATGGTTGTGGATCTTTTAATCAATCATGTAATTCTTGGGATGTCAGTAATGTTACAGATATGTCGGTGATGTTTGGTGCCTGCGCAGCATATAATCAAAATCTTAATTCTTGGAATACTGGAAGTGTTATAAATATGGTAGGCATGTTCCAAAATGCTACTAATTTTAATGGTAACATAACTTCTTGGAATACAAGTAGTGTAACTAACATGCAAAGTATGTTTAATAACGCTAGTTCATTTAACCAAAACATTGGTAGTTGGAATACAAGTAGTGTAACTACCATGCAAAGTATGTTTAATGGAGCTAGTTCATTTAATCAAGACATTGGTAGTTGGTCTACAAATAATGTTACTAATATGCTAGCTTTATTTGCATCTGCTAGTTCTTTTAATCAAAATTTAAATTCTTGGAACGTTGGTAATGTCACGGATATGGGTAGTATGTTTTTAAATGCTACTGCTTTTAATGGTAATATTACTAGTTGGGATACAAGTAGTGTAACAAAAATGTCAGGGATGTTTTCAGGTGCTACTTCTTTTAATCAAGATATTGGAGGTTGGGATACAGACAGTGTTACAACTATGCTGCAAATGTTTTTTAGAGCAACTTCCTTTAATCAAAGTTTAAACACTTGGGATGTAAGTAATGTTACTAATATGAATGGTATGTTCCAAGATGCCACTTCTTTTAATAACGGTGGTTTAAATTGGGATACTGGAAGTGTTACAAACATGAGTAATATGTTTAACGGTGCTACTTCTTTTAATCAATCAGTTATTTCTAACTGGGATATAGCAGATGTAACAGATATGACAAATATGTTTCTTAATACTGCTTTATCTGATGCTAATTATAAAACAATTATTATAGCTTGGGCAGCGCAATCAACACAAAACAATGTAACAGCACACTTTGGTAGTGCTCAGTTAACAGACTCTGCAGGTCAAACTGCTAGAACAACATTAGTTGGTAGAGGATGGACAATAACAGATGGTGATGGTACACACACTTAAAAAACAAGTAATATCTGTAATACTAATTACAATAAGTAAAATTTAATTAAATTTAAAATTATGAGTGAAGATAAAAAAATTAAAAAAGATCAACTAGAAGCAATACATAATCTAGTTAAACAAATAAACAATGGTCAATCACAAATTGGTCAGCTTGAAACACAAAAGCACGTTTTGCTTCATCAAATAGGTGAAGTGCAAAAAGATCTTAGAGAGTTTCAATTAAAATTAGAAGAAGAATACGGTAAAGTAAACGTTAATATTGTAGACGGTACCATAACACCTATTGAAGATGAGCAACAAGCTAATACGTAAAATTAGCATTGGTAAAGATTATAAAAACGAATCAATGCATTATTCCGTAGGTCAAGAGGTTTATGGAGGACATAAAATTTCTAATATAATTGAAGAAGATGAAGGATATGACATCTATATTCAAAAAGATAAAGATGTTATTATTTGGAAAAACTTCAATAAAAATATGGCCATATCTGTAGAATATAATCTAGAATATTAATGCGAAGTATATATGATTTTATTATATCACCTAAAACATCAAGATATAATAATGTTAAAAAAGTAGGTGATAAAAAACTTATACTTAATACAGAAATATATAATCATCAATATGTTAGTAGGCAAGCTATAGTTAAATCAATACCTATAGTAATACCTACTAAAATACAAGTAGGTGATGAAATAATAGTTCACCACAATGTATTTAGAAGATGGCATAATGTAAAAGCTGAAGAGAAAAATAGTAGAAGTTATATAGATGAAAACACTTATTGTGTAAAAGAAGATCAAATATTTTCTTATAAAAGAAATAATAAGTGGGTAGCTACAGATGGTTTTTGTTTTGTAAAGCCAATAAAATCTACAGATAAATATTCTTCTAATCAAGAAAAAGAGTGCGTAGGTATTTTAAAACAAAGTAACAAAGCACTTTTAGAATTTGGTTTAAAAGAAGGTGACTTAGTAGGATTTACACCTGTTAGCACTTATGAATTTATTATTGACGGTGAAAGACTATATAGAGTTTTAACTAGTCAAATTACAATTAAATATGAATACAAAGGAGACGAAGAAGAATATAATCCAAGCTGGGCAAGTAGCAGTTGAGGAATTAATTAAAGTAGCTAAAGAAGCTATTGTTGATTCAGATGATGATATATCAGCAGACAGATTAAAAAATGCTGCAGCTACAAAAAAATTAGCTATCTTTGATGCGTTTGAAATACTTAAAAGGATAGAAGAAGAAGAAAACATAATAGAAAACAAAATACCAGTTGATATAAGTAAGGATGTATCTTTTGGTGGTTTTGCAGAAAAAAGATCTAAATAAAAAAAAATATGGCAACATTAACACCCACATTAACATTAGCGAGTACAGATGTAACTTCAGATACATTAAGTTTTTCTGTAACGGATTCATTAACAGTAGTTGCTCCTATTGTAGGTATTTCTAAAATAACTGCTGAAGCTAGCAGTGGATCAGATGTAGCACTTGTACCTTCAGGTTCCGCTAATCAATATGTTTATATAAGTCACACAGGATTTCAAGGTGATGGAACTACTGCAACTACGAATCAATTATCAGTTATATTTACCTCAACAGAAGGTCTTAGAATTGCTGCAGGAGAATTTGCGTTTTTCCCATCTAAATCAAATGTAGTTGTAAATGTTAAGTCTTCTAGTAGCCATACTATATTATTAGAATACGCTTATTTCACAGCAGGATAATATGTATAAACAAACCTTATATAAGGTTATAACTCCAATTAAATTAAATACAATAACAAGACTTAACAAGTCTAAAAAATGGGAGTATGGTTATAACAAAGAACATGATGTTGTTGTAATTAGTAAAACAGGACAAATTGGTGAAGTATATGAGATACAAAATCTTAAAATAGCTTTACCAAAACAAACCAATATTGTTAGGTTTAAAAGCAATAAATGGGAGTATACTGAGTGTCCAAAAGAACTTAGTAAAATAAAAACAATATTTGATTGGAAAGAGTATCCTAATAGTTTTAAAGAAAAACATATAGAATATATAGAAAATGAGTTCAAAATTAGAGAAGAAGGTTTATGGTACTATAATAACAATAATCCTACTTACATTACTGGCACTCATTACATGTACTTGCAATGGAGTAAAATTGACGTCGGCAAACCAGATTATCGTGAAGCCAATAGATTATTCTACATCTTTTGGGAAGCCTGTAAAGCCGACTTTCGATCTTACGGGATGTGTTATCTTAAGAACAGACGATCCGGCTTCTCATTCATGGCGTCTGGTGAAGTTGTCAACCTTGCGACCATATCCAGTGATGCGAGGTACGGAATATTGTCCAAGTCCGGTCCCGATGCGAAGAAAATGTTCACCGACAAAGTGGTGCCTATATCCGTCAACTATCCTTTCTTCTTCAAACCAATACAAGACGGCATGGATAGACCAAAAACAGAACTCGCTTTTAGAGTTCCAGCATCAAAACTTACAAGACGGAGTATTACGAGCACCGACAGGCCAGAGGATTTACAGGGCTTGGACACCACAATCGACTGGAAAAATACAGGAGATAACTCCTACGATGGAGAAAAAATCAAGTTATTGGTACATGATGAATCCGGAAAGTGGGAAAAGCCAAACAACATCCTCAACAACTGGAGAGTCACAAAAACAACCTTAAGATTAGGTAGTAGAGTGGTAGGTAAATGCATGATGGGTAGCACATCAAACTCACTAGACAAAGGTGGAGGAAATTTTAAAAAACTTTATAGAGATTCTGATGTAACTAAAAGAAATAAAAATGGGCAAACTAATTCTGGTCTTTACAGTCTTTTTATTCCTATGGAATGGAATTACGAAGGGTTTATTGATGAGTACGGTCAACCAGTATTTGACCAACCTGATAAAGAACTTAAAGGACCTTATGGGGATTACATAGATGCAGGTATATTAGATCATTGGCAAAATGAAGTTGATGGTTTAAAAAACGATCCTGATGCTTTAAATGAATTTTATAGACAGTTTCCAAGAACAGAAGAGCACGCATTTAGAGATGAAACTAAAAACAGTATATTTAACTTAGCTAAAATATACGAGCAAATAGATTATAATGAAGGTGTTAATAATAATACAGCTATAACTACAGGTAATTTTCAGTGGGTAAATGGTATTAAAGATACAAAAGTTATATTTTATCCAGATCCAAACGGTAGATTTAATATTAGCTGGGTACCACCAAGTCATTTACAAAATAAAGTAATACAAACTAACAACGGTAAAAAACCGGGTAATGAACATATAGGTGCTTTTGGATGTGATAGTTATGATATATCTGGTACTGTTGACGGTCAAGGTTCTAAAGGAGCTTTACACGGATTAACAAAGTTTTCTATGGAAGACGCTCCGCCTAACAGTTTCTTTTTAGAATATTTAGCTAGACCTCAAACTGCAGAAATATTTTTTGAAGATGTATTAATGGCATTGGTTTTTTATGGTATGCCTATACTTGCAGAAAATAATAAACCTAGACTTTTATACTATTTAAGGCGTAGAGGTTATAGAGGTTATTCTATGAATAGACCAGATAAAGTTTGGAATAATTTATCTAGTACAGAAAAAGAAATAGGTGGTATACCAAACTCTAGTGAAGATATAAAACAAGCTCACGCAGCGGCAATTGAAATGTATATACAAGAACACGTTGGTTTAAAAAATGAAGGTGATTATGGTAATATGTATTTTAATAAAACATTAAATGATTGGTCAAAGTTTGATATAAATAATAGAACTAAATTTGATGCATCTATAAGTAGTGGTTTAGCTGTAATGGCTTGTAATAGAAATTTATATGCACCAAACGTGCAAAAAGAAAAAAGAAAAATAAATATTGGATTTGCTAGATATGAAAATCAAGGCATGTCATCTAAAATAATAACAGAACAATATGGCTAATTCTACAAAAAATTATTTTCCCAGCCAAGTAGTTAGTGATCTTGAAAAAATGAGTTCAGAATATGGACTTAAAGTTGCTAAAGCTATAGAAAGCGAGTGGTTTTATAGTGATAATCAAACTACAAGATATAAAAGTAACTACAATAGTTATCGTAGGCTTAGGCTTTATGCTAGAGGAGAACAGCCTGTACAAAAATATAAAGATGAATTATCAATTAACGGTGATTTATCTTATCTTAATTTAGACTGGAAACCAGTACCAATAATACCAAAGTTTGTAGATATAGTTGTAAACGGTATATCTGAAAGAACATATGATATAAAAGCTTATACTCAAGATCCTTTTGGGATTGAACAAAGAACTAAGTATATGGAAGATATACTTATGGATATGAGAACTAAAGAGTTAGATGCTTTTGTTTTAGATAGTTTTGGTATAAATATATCTAATGTAGATAAAAATGAATTACCAGAAACAAAAGAAGAACTTGAGTTGCACATGCAACTTACATATAAACAAGCTATTGAAATAGCAGAAGAACAAGCAATAAATACTATTTTAGAAACAAACAAATATGATTTAATAAGAAAAAGAGTTAATTATGATTTAACTGTTTTAGGTATTGGTTGCGTTAAAAATAGTTTTACAGAGTCTGAAGGGCTTAAAGTAGATTATGTTGATCCAGTAGATTTAGTATATTCTTATACTGATTCACCTTACTTTGAAGATATATATTATGTAGGTGAATTAAAGACAGTAACAATTAACGAGTTAAAAAAAGAGTTTCCAGATTTAACAAACGATGATTTAAAAGAAATACAAAACTATTCAAGTACAGTAAAAAATTATGGTAGTAGATACCATTATGATCAAAGAGATAACAACCAAATAGATGTTTTATATTTTAATTATAAAACATACATGAATGAGGTTTATAAAGTAAAAACAACAGGTACTGGTGGTAGTAAAGTTATAGTTAAAGATGATACATTTAATCCTCCAGTAGAAATTTTAGATGAAAATTTTGAAAAAGTTTCTAGATCACTAGAAGTTTTATATGAAGGTGTTATGACTTTAGGTAGTAGCAAGCTTTTAAAATGGGAGATGGCTACTAATATGATGCGACCTAAGAGCGACAATACTAAAGTTAAAATGAATTACAGTATTGTTGCACCTCGTATGTACAATGGTAGAGTTGAATCTTTAGTTAGCAGAATAACTGGTTTTGCTGATATGATACAGCTAACTCATTTAAAGCTACAACAAGTAATGTCTAGGATGATACCAGATGGCGTTTATTTAGATGCTGATGGCATAGCAGAAGTTGATCTTGGTAATGGAACAAACTATAATCCACAAGAAGCACTTAATATGTTTTTTCAAACTGGTAGTATTATAGGTAGATCACTTACATCAGATGGTGATATTAATAGAGGTAAAGTACCTATACAAGAAATAGCTAGTGGTAATGGTGGTGCTAAAATGCAAAGCTTAATAGCAAATTACAATTATTACTTGCAAATGATAAGAGATGTTACTGGTTTAAATGAAGCAAGAGACGGTAGCACACCATCAAAAGATGCTTTAGTTGGAGTTCAAAAACTTGCAGCAGCAAATTCTAATACAGCAACTAGACATATATTACAGTCAGGTTTATTTTTAACTTCAGAACTTGCAGAGTGTATTTCACTTAGAATATCTGATATAATAGAATATGCACCATCAAGAGATGCATTTATACAAAGTATAGGCGTTCACAATGTAGCAACATTAGAAGAGATGTCTAATTTACATATACATGATTTTGGTATATTTATACAATTATCACCTGATGAAGAAGAAAAACAAATACTTGAAAATAACATACAGGCAGCTGTAGCTCAAAAAGGTATAGATATTGAAGATGCTATTGATTTAAGAGAAATAAAAAATATAAAACTTGCAAATCAATTACTTAAGATAAGAAGAAAAAAGAAACAACAAAGAGATCAACAAGTTGCTCAAGAAAACATACAGGCTCAAGCTCAAGCAAATGCTCAAGCACAACAAGTTGCAGCACAAGCTGAAGTAGAAAAACAACAAGCATTAGTACAAGTTAATGGTGAATTAGAAAAGCTTAAAGGTCAAATAGAACAACAAAAAATGCAACAAGAAATTGCTGCTAAAAAAGAATTAATGCAGCTAGAGTTTCAAATGAATATGCAATTAAAACAAATGGAAGTTGAAGCTCAAAAGAGTAAAGACACAAATAAAGAAGATAGAAAAGATAATAGAACAAAAATACAGGCAACTCAACAGTCTGAGTTAATTGATCAAAGAAAAAATCAAACATCACCTAAAAACTTTGAATCAGCAGGTAATGATATATTAGGTGGTAATTTTAACTTAGGTGCTTTTGATCCTAGATAAATAAAACATAAATAAAACAAAAACAAAATGAGTATACATTTCGGAACAGGTTATGACTTTGGGCAAAACGGATCTATATTTACAAACACAACTGCAAATGTAATTCCGCCAGATGATCGTAAAATAATTGCAATACAATTTTTATCTGATACAACATTTAATACATTATCTCCAACAGATGGTCAAAAAGGTATTTGTGTTGGTGATGATACAGGTGAAGGTGGAGCAGGTACATCTAATACTCCAAACGCTGGCAGTGCATCTGGAGGTCAAATCATTAACGCAGATGGTGATAGTAATTTAACTGTTTTTCCAAAGGGTCTTACAATATTTGGAAGATGGGATAGCTTTAGTATTGATGCAGATGCTGATGGTGGTGTAATCGCTTACTTAGGATACTAATGCCGGGGTTAGGATTAAGTATAGATTTATCTTCTGTAACTAGTGGTGCATCTGCTGCTGCTGCAATAGAAGATTATGTGTGGGATGTTGTTGGTGGTGAGTTAACACCTAGAGATGGTATTGCTTATGACTTTAGTGATGCGTGGGATGTAACTAGTACAGAGCTAACACCTGCGGTATCACCTAAAGAAGAAGGTTATTGGAATGTAGACGGTAATGGAGATTTAACACCAAAATAGAAAATATAAAATAAAAAAATTATGGCAACAAAAAATATAGTACCTAATGCAAATGGCGAAGGTTCGATAGGAACAGCAACAAAAGGTTGGGGTGCGGCATTTATAACAAACGCTTCTGCGCCATCAAATACTGCAGGAGGTAAATTAACTCTAATTTCTAATGATGGTACAAATGCTTTAGATGATAATGATCAGCTTGGTATTATAGAATTTAAAGGCGCAGAAAGTAGTTCTGCTGTTACTATTGGAGCTAGTATTGAAGCAATATGCGACGCTAATTGGTCAGCAAGTGAAAATGGAGCTTCATTAGTTTTTAAAACGACAGATGGTGATAATACTCAGTCTGTAGTTTTAACACTAGATAGTAATAAAAATGCAACTTTTGCAAACGATATATTACTACCACAAGACGGTGTTGTTGCTTTTAACTCAACATCAGATGAGTATATTCAAGGAGATTCATCAATTTTATATTTTGGTGTAGATAATGCTTATGTAATAAAAATAGATGGTGGTAATGATAGAGTTGAAGTTGCAAGTGGACATGATTTAAGATTAGATAATGGTAACTTAGTAATAAATACAGCAGGTAAGGGTATTGATTTTTCTGCTGAATCACCAAGTGGTAGTGGTAGTTCAAGTGCTCTTTTAGATGATTACGAAGAAGGTAGTTGGACACCTGCACTAACAGTTACTTCAGGTAGTTTGACAGTTACTTTAGATAGTGGAACAAATGCAAAATATGTAAAAATAGGTAAACAAGTAACTTGTTGGTTTTATATACTCACAGATGTTTTTACTCCTGATACTGCTTCTGCGTTAGTACAAATTGATGGTCAACCTTTTGCATCTGAAGATTTTCACGTTGGTGGTAGTGTTTATTATGTAGCTAATGGTTTTGCTGGTGATTTTCCTTCAAGTATATCTTATGCAACCTCAACAAGAGTATATTTAATATATAGAGATACTGCAGATGATTATAGTAGAGAAATAAGAGCTGATGATTTTACAAGTGGATCTAATAATGATCAACATCAGTTTTGGGGAGTGTTTCATTATACAGCTGCAACATAAAAAAATACATCTAGTGGATACTAGATGCGGACAAATAAATAAATAAATTATGGCAATAACAAAAGAAGTAAAGGTAGACAAAATAGAAGTAGTTAGTGATTGGACTATACAAGTTAGAACAGCTACAATTATTAAAGAAGATAATGTTGAATTAACAAGGTCTTTTCATAGACACGTTTTAGTTCCATTTAATTCTGTTAAAGATCCTAGTGATAATAGTTGGACACATACAGCGACTGATATTTCAAGTGAACCATCTAATGTGCAAGCAATAGTAAATGCTGCATGGACAGATGATGTAAAAACTGCATACAAGACTTATACAGAAGCTCAATAAGAGATTACAATTTTTTAATTTATATTATATTATATTATGGAAGAAAAAACAATAGAAGAAGTAGTGGTGGATAAAAACAAGTCTACTACTACTACACAGGAAAAACCTGTTGAAGAAAAAGTACAAGTTAAAAAGAAGAGGGGTAGACCTTCAATGAAAAAACAATCAGATGATAATGTTATAAAAATCGACTTATCAAAACCACCAGTAAAAAAAGAAGAAGATGCCGTTGAAGAGCAAAGCACAGATGAGGTTCCTGTTCGCAACGAACCCGAAGCTAGCAAAAAGATTCTTGAAGAAAACAAGCAAGACACAGATGAAAAACTTACCGAACAAAAAGAAGAAGAAAAGGTAGAAGAGCAACCTGTACTTGAAGAAATAAAAGAAGAAGAAGAAAAACAAGTTCAAGAGAAAACAGAAGAATTAACTGAAGAAGTTAAAGAAGCTGTAGAAGAACAAAAACAAACAGGAGTTGAATTACCTGAAAATATACAAAAGGTAGTTGAATTTATGGAAGAAACTGGAGGAAGTCTAGAAGATTATGTTAGACTAAATCAAGATTACAGTAAGCTAGATGATAATTCATTATTATTAGATTACTATAAACAAACAAAACCTCATTTATCAAGTGATGAAATAAATTTTCTAATTGAAGATACTTTTCTTTATGACGAAGATGTTGATGATGAAAGAGATGTTAAAAGAAAAAAACTAGCGTTTAAAGAGCAAGTTGCCAATGCTAGATCCCACTTAGACGGGCAAAAGTCTAAATATTATAAAGAAATCAAAGCTGGTTCTAGGTTAACACCTGAACAACAAAAAGCTATGGATTTTTTTAATCGTTATAATAAAGAGACTGAAGAGTCTCAAAAAGTAGCAGAAAGACAAAAATCTTTATTTAACAAAAAAACTAATGAAGTTTTTTCTGACACGTTCAAAGGTTTTGAATATAATGTTGGAGATAAAAGATATAGGTTTAATGTCAAAGAGGCTGATAAAGTAAAAAATACTCAAAGCGATATTAATAATTTTATTAGAAAGTTTCTAAATGAAAATAATGAAATGTCAGATGCAAAGGGTTATCATAAATCTTTATTTACGGCCATGAACTCTGATGCTATAGCTAAACATTTTTATGAACAAGGTAAAGCTGATGCTATTAAAGAAAGCGTTGCTAAATCTAAAAACATAAATATGGGCTCTAGATCTTCTCATAATGAAGTTGAAGCTGGAGGTATGAAAGTTAGAGTATTAGGTGATGATTCTGCTAGTTTTAAATTTAAACTTAAAAACAATAAATAAATTTTAAAAAACAATTAAAAATATAGAATTATGGCAATTACTAGTGCAAGTGCGCCTGATGCTGCGCCGCGCAAACAAACGTTAAGTACCAATTATATTGATTTTACAGATGGATCAACAGGTTGGGAACAGCAATACTTACCAGATCTTATAGAGCAAGAGTCTGAGATCTTTGGTAAAAGGACAATAGCAGGTTTTTTATCACAAATTGGTGCTGAAGAACCTTCACAATCTGATCGAGTTGTTTGGTCAGAGCAGGGTAGATTACATTTAGCATATACTGCTAAGTACAAAGATAGCAATGACACTTATGAAATTGAAAATGATATTGATGGTAATTCAGTAGGTGTTAATCATGGTATTAGAGTAGGTGACATGGTTATAATGTCTATATCTAATGCAACTGCAAAAGGTTATGTTAGTGCTGTCAATGAAGATGGTGATAATGCAGCTGAATTTACAGTTTTATCTTATGCTGCTGCTAATATGGCAACTGCTTTAGGTTCTACTGCTACTACTTCTGAGTTAGTTAGAGTTTTAGTTATTGGTTCTGAATTTGAAAAAGGAACTGATGGTAGAAGCGCTGCAAATCAACCTCAATTTAAATCTCTTTCTAATAAGCATATTATTTTAAAGGATTATTATGAAGTATCAGGTTCTGATACATCTGCTATTGGTTGGGTTGAAGTAACTGGTGAAGAAGGTCAAACTGGTTATCTTTGGTATTTAAAAGCTGAAGGTGATACTAGAGCTAGATTTACTGATTATTTAGAAATGACACTTTTAGAAGCTGAACTTGCTGTTGATGGTGCTGGTGCTATTGGTGGTACTGACAACTCAACAAGTGATGGTACTCAAGGTTTATTCCAAGCAATTACAACACGTGGTCATCAGTCTACTGGTATCACTGGAGTAAATGCTGCAACTGACTTATCTGAGTTTGATGCTATTTTAGCAGTGTTTGATCAAAATGGATCTATTGAAGAAAATATGTTATTTGTTGACAGGAGCACATCTCTTGCTATTGATGACATGCTTGCTTCAATGAACTCACATGGTACTGGCGGTACTTCTTATGGAGTATTTAGCAACAGTGAAGATATGGCTTTGAATTTAGGATTTACAGGATTTAGAAGAGGTTCTTATGACTTCTATAAGTCTGATTTTAAATATCTAAACGACAAAGGTACTCGTGGTGCTTTAAATGACACAGTTAATGCAATTAGAGGTGTTGTTGTACCTGCTGGTGTATCTTCAGTTTACGATGAGCAGTTAGGAAAGAATTTAAAGCGACCATTTTTGCATGTTCGTTACAGGACTTCTCAAACTGATGATCGAAAAATGAAAACTTGGATTACAGGATCTGTAGGAGCACAAACTTCTGGAAAAGATGTAATGGAAGTACATTACCTCTCTGAAAGATGTTTGGTAACTCAAGGAGCTAATAACTTTATGTTATTAAATTAATAACTATTATAATACTACCTCACTTAAATGTGGGGTAGTATATTTTTAAAATTATATTATATTATATCATGGCAAAAAAAACAGTAAATAAGAAAAAAGTAACAGCACCAATATTAGAAAATAATACTGATGTTGTTGAGACAATAACAAAACTTGAAGTAAAAAATAATACTTGGGAAATAAAGGATAGGATGTATTATCTAACTAAAAATAGATCACCTTTAACATATTTAATTAGAGGTAGTAATATATTTTGGTTTGATGAAGAAAAAGGTTATGAAAGAGAGCTAAAATATACATCTAATCAAAGAACTTGTTTTGTTGATGAAATGAAAGGTGAACAAAGATTAGAACACATTATATTTCAAAATGGAGCTTTGTTTGTACCTAAAAATAAAACAGTATTACAAAAATTATTATCATTATATCATCCTCATAGAGGATCATTATTTGAAGAGCATAAACCTGCTCAAATAGCTGCTGATGAACTTGATATATTAGAAGTAGAAATAGAGGCACTAAATACTGCTAAAAATATTGATATTGATTTAGCAGAGGCAGTCATGAGAGTAGAAGTTGGTTCTAAGGTATCAGAGATGAGTTCTAAGGAACTTAAAAGAGATTTATTAATATATGCTAAGAATAATCCAGATGTGTTCTTAGAACTTGTTAATGATCCAAATGTTCAACTTAGAAATTTTGGTATAAAAGCTACTGAACTTAATATTATAAAAATATCACCAGATCAAAGAAATTTTTTATGGGGATCTAATGATCGTAAATTAATGACAGTACCTTTTGATGAACATCCATATTCGGCATTAGCATCCTGGTTTAAAACTGATGAAGGCATGGAAGTTTATGCGAGTATTGAAAAACAATTAAAGTAAAAGATTTAATAATAGTGTGATTATATGTTTGTAGTCACACTATTATTTTAAAAAAATAATTATGGCAGTAAGCGTAAACACAGTATATCAAAGAGTTTTGGCAATAGCCAATAAAGAACAGAGAGGTTATATAACACCTCTTGAATTTAACTTATTTGCCAACCAAGCTCAATTAGCAATATTTGAGCAATATTTTTATGATGTAAATCAGTTTAATAGAGTACCTGGCAATGATACAGAGTATTCTAACATGCTTGATTTATTAAATGAAAAAATAGCTATATTTCAAAAGCACGAAGTTGCACCTGCTGGTATATCAACAAGTACAATAACTTTACCTACAGATTTATATAGATTAGGTACACTAAAATATATAGGTGGAACGTATCCTGTAGAAATAGAAGAAGTTCGACACAATGAACTTTTAGAACTTGAAAAATCTCCTCTTACAAGAGCAACAACTTCAAGACCTTACTACGTAAGATTAACTGAAACTACAGCAAAAATATATCCTATAACAATTACTACTATAGGTGATGTAAAATGTAATTATGTAGACAAACCTACAACAGTTTCTTGGGCATATACAGTTGTTAATAATCAAGCATTATATAATTCTGCAAATACTGTTGATTTTGAACTTCATGAGTCTGAAGAAACAGAGCTTGTATTAAAAATATTAGAATTAGCTGGTATATCTATAAAAGAACCACAATTATATCAAGTAGCTTCTCAAGAAGAAATAAAAAAATTACAACAAGAAAAAGCATAATAGATGGGATTATTAGGAACAACAACTGAACAAAGCTATTATAGTCAAAGTCAGAGTTTTACTGCTACAGCTAGTCAAACAAGATTTGTATTAACAACAAGTTTTTTCCCAACTTTACCTACAGCTGAAACTCAATTTGATGTTTTTGCTGATGGAACACAATTATCAAGTTCACTTTATAGTTATAGTTCACCTAATTTAGATTTTTCATCAGGAAGAACTGCAGGTGAAATTATATTAGTAAAAGAAACTGCACAAGGAGAAACATTTGGTAATTATCAGTTTGTAAGTCTTGATGATATTATAAGCAATTTTATAGTATCTTATGTTGGAACTGAAAAAATAATTAATAGAGTTAGAAGAGCTGATATTGCTTTTCACGCTCAAAGAGCATTGCAAGAGTTTAGTTATGATACATTTAAATCAAGTAAAAGTTTTGAAGTAGATGTACCTGCAACTCTTGTAATACCTTTACCTCAAGATTACGTTAACTATGTTAAAATATCTTTTGTAGAATCTGATTCAGGTATAAAAAGAATTTTATATCCTACAAGAAATACAAGTAATCCTAGAGCACCATTACAAGACTCTGATTATAATTTTTTATTTGACGGTACAACTGGAGATTTATTAGAAGCAAATAATTCTGTTGCTTGGACTAAATTTAAAGCTAACACTTCAGATGATTCAAATACAACATCAGAAGATGCTATGGATGAAAGAAATGAATTACTTGTTGGTGGTAGATATGGTTTAACACCAGAGTCTGCTCAAATAAATGGTAGTTACTATATTGATCAACTTAGAGGCAATATACATTTTAGTTCTGCTCTTTCAGGTAAAACTATAGTATTAGATTATATAAGCGATAGTTTAGGTACAGATGCTGAAATGCTTGTACATAAATTTGCGGAAGAAGCTATGTATAAATATCTTGCTTATGCAATACTTTCAACAAAAGCAAACGTACCAGAGTATATAGTTAATAGATTTAGAAAAGAAAGTTTTGCTTCTAAAAGAGTTGCTAAATTAAGATTATCAAACCTTAAATCTGAGGAGTTAGCTCAGGTTATGAGAAATAAATCTAAAAGAATAAAACATTAAAGTATGGCAAATTTAAAACATCACTTTCGTAGAGGTCGTATGAACAAAGATCTTGACGAAAGATTATTGCCTAATGGTGAATACAGAGACGCTCAAAACATAGAAATAATTACTTCTGAAGGATCTGATGTAGGTTCTGTACAAAATGTATTAGGCACTGTTTTAAAAAAAGGTAATTCTTTTGATGAGAATACTCAAGTATTAACAGATTGGTCTGCAGATTCTAATTTGTTTGATTTAATAAATCCAACATGTATTGGCTCTTTTGTTGATACTCAAAATGATAATATATATTGGTTTATACATTATTCTTTTTTAAATACTGCTGGTGATGCAATTACTAATGGAAGTGCTATTTTAGAGTATGAAGATAGCACAGGTATTATACAGCCAATATTAGTTGATGTAAACAACATTTTAAATTTTAGTTCTGAATATTTAATAACAGGTATAAATATTATAGATGGTTTATTATTTTTTACAGATAACCAAACTGAACCTAAAAGAATAAATATAAAAAAATTTAAAGAAGGTACTACTGTAGGTTCAGATCAATTTAAAGTACAAACAAAATACTTAGGTTCTACAGGTAACGATTTTACAGAAAAAGATATAACTGTAATAAAACTCTCTCCAAACATAAAGCCTGAATTAACTTTATCTTCATCAAAAAGAACTGGTGTAGGAACAGTTAGCCAACCAATAAATCTACAAAGCCAAGATATAAGTTTTAAAACAACTGACGATGCAGATGGCACATCGCTACCATCAGGTACTCAAGTTCGTTTAACTTTTCCAAACAAGCCAAACTATAGCATTGGTGATATATTAAAATTAGCTTTTACTGAAAGTGATTCAATAGAAGGAGATGTGGATTATGAAATATTAGTAGAAGTTGTTGGTGAAAGTAATTCTTTTTTGCAAACATTTGTTAAAATAAACTCAATACCAGATGAAGTACCGTTTGGTACAACTCTTCCATGGGAAGTAACTTTAATTGAAGATGATCCATTATTTGAATTTAAGTTTGTAAGATTTGCATACAGATGGAAATATATTGATGGTGAATATTCAACTTTTTCACCTTTCTCAAATATAGCGTTTTTACCTTCAAATTTTGAGTATAAATCATCTGATGGTTTTAATGTTGGTATGACTAACACATCTAGACAAATAGAAATACAAACACTAGAAACACCACCTGTTGGTGTTGTTGAAGTTGAGTTACTTTACAAAGAATCAAATAGTAATAGTGTTTTTGTTGTAGATAGAATAAAAACAGAAGATTTATCTACAGAGTTTCCATATGAAATAAAAAGTGAAATAGTTGGAGATGTTGTTGAATCAAATCAAATACTTAGGCCATTTGACAATGTACCTTTAAAGGCTAAATCTCAAGAAATTACATCTAATAGATTATTATACGGTAATTATACTCAAGGTTATGATATAGAAAATGATAGATTACCTGATATAAAAACAACTCATAATTCAGCGGATATAACTACGGTTGGCTCTCCTGAAAAATCTATAAAATCACAAAGAACATATCAAGTTGGTGTTGTTTATTTAGATAAATACAGCAGAGAAACACCTGTCTTTTCTAAAAAAGAAGCTGCTGTAACAATAGCTAAAACATATGCTAATAAAGTGAATAGTTTAAGTTGTGAACTACAAAATAATGCACCTGTTTTTGCAACTCATTTTAAACATTTTGTTAAAGAAACTTCTAGTGAGTATTATAATGTTGCGTTAGATAGATATTATTTAGCTGAAGATGGCAATATATGGTTATCTTTTCCTTCATCTGAAAGAAATAAAATTACAGAAGAAGATTATTTAATTTTAAAGAAAAAACATGACAATAGTGTTTTTGTTGATGCCGACGCTAGATATAAAGTTTTAGATATTAAAAATGAAGTACCAGATTTTATAGCTACAGAACTTAAATCAATAGCTGAAGCAAAAGTAAAGTGTAGAGTTGAAAGTAGTGCTTTATTAAATGAACCTATTGCAAACGCTATATCTTTTCAATTTTTAGGACCTACCGATGCTTTAAACACTAGTTTTTATAATTCATTTTCTTCAGACTCTGAAATAGTAATAACAACTATTGCAGCTGGTAGTGATGTAGGTTCTACAAGAAGATATAAATTAACAAAAGGTGGACCAACAGGTAAACAAGAAAGCAGTTTAGAAATATATGAAGTTACATTAAAAGAAGCTATAAGAGAAAGTGATGCTGATGTGTTTGCAACTTATAATGCAGATGATACTATAAATACTTCTTATTTAATAGATGGATCTAATAATGCTATTGAATTTAAACTTGAAGTTTTAGAAAAACAAAAAGTAGAAAAAGCTCAATTTTTTGGTAGATTTTTTGTCAAAATAAACAGAAATACAGTATTTGATGAAAATATTATAGAAACTTTTCCAGCTGCAACAACTGAGTTTGTGATGGTTAGAAATGTAAATGTTGTTAGAGCTTCAAGAAGTGATGTTGATGATGATAAGAAAAATGATATAACTGATTGGTGTTGGACTGATCCTCTACCTGAAGGAGGTTTTGATAAAGGTAGTTCAGATCACCCTAAATTAGGTTCTAATAATTTTAAAATTCATTTAGCTGGCGTTGATTTAGGTAGTGATAAACTTGATAAAAACGATAAATATGAAAATGTTATAACTCAGCCTTTTTCTAAAGACTTACAAACTGCAGGTACTTTTATACAGTTTCAAAATGCTAATGGTAATAAAGGTTCTATATATAAAATTATAAGCACTACAGTAACTACAGATTTTAGAGCAAAAAAAGCAGGATCTAGAAGAAAAAGAACTGCTGGTAGAAGAAGAAACTACGATGTTACAATAGAAAAAGTAACAACTGATATAACAAACAAAAATAAAGTTTATGATGATGGTTTTAATTATAACGATGAATCTAGCACATCTGAAACAGGTTTTATAACTCAAATAAATGTTATGAGAAGATTAGTTTCAACTAATTTTCTTGAAGAAAATGATATATCATCTGATAATCCAGCTGTATTTGAAATAGAACCAAAAGAGTCTATTGATTTAGATATATATAACGAAGTTGGTAGCGCAATACCTATTGTAAAAACTGGACTAAAAGTAACAGGTACAAACATCGCTACAAACTCTGTTGTAGATGTATATAAACCTAAAGAAGATACAATAGTATTAGATACAAATACTAGTGGATCTATATCTTCTGGAACTGTATTAACATTTACAGATCCAAAAGGTATATATAGTTTTACATTAACAACTACAGGTACTATAGCTAGCGGTACAAAAAATATAACAATAGCAGATGGACAAGTTCATGGGCAAAATCATCAACTAGATTGGTGTAATTGTTATAGTTTTGGTCAAGGTGTTGAATCTAATAGAATAAGAGATGATTTTAATGCTGTAACGATAGATAAAGGTCCAATTGTATCAACTGTATTAAATGAGAAGTATCAACAAGAAGTAAAATCAAGCACTATAACTTACTCTGGTATATTTAATGCTACAGGTGGAGTAAATAGGTTGAACGAATTTATTGTAGCTGAAAAAATTACTAAAGATTTAAATCCAGAGTATGGTAGTATACAAAAACTACACACTAGAGATGCTGACTTAATTGCTTTTTGTGAAGATAAAGTAATAAAAATACTAGCAAACAAAGATGCTTTATTCAATGCTGATGGAAACGTTAATCTAACAGCTACTAATAGGGTTTTAGGCCAAGCAATGCCTTATGTAGGTGAGTATGGTATATCTAAAAACCCTGAGTCTTTTGTTTCACATGCATATAGGGTTTATTTTTCTGACAAAGCCAGAGGATCTGTTTTAAGGCTGTCTAGAGACGGTTTAACAGATATAGCTATGAAAGGCATGACAGACTTCTTTAATGACAATCTACCACTGTCTACGTCAATAATAGGTACATATGATGAAAAGAAAGGATCTTATAATATTACGTTAAATAATCTTACACTTTGTTTTGATGAAAGAGTAGATGGTTGGACTACATTTAAATCCTACTTACCAGAATCAGGTGTTTCATTAAACAATGTTTATTATACTTTTAAAAATGGTTATTTATATGCGCATACTAACGAAAGAAGAAACTCATTTTATCAAGTTTTAGCAAAAACAACTGCTACTTTAACAAATGGTACTTCTTTATCTATAGCTACTCAACCTAGTGTAGATAATATTGCTGTAGGTGATTTTGTTTTAGGTACTGGTATAGTTGGTGATGTTACTGTAACAAATATATCTGTACCAACTACTACTGTAGGTGGAGTAACAATACCTAACAGATCTAGTAATACAACAGTTACACTTTCTTCTAATCAAACTATAGCAAATAGCACTAATCTTGAGTTTATAAAAACTTCAGATACTTCTGTAACTTTATTAATAAATGATGATCCATCTACTATTAAAGAATATAAAAATTTAAATTATGAAGGTAGTGATTCTAAATCATTTACATATTCTGGAACTATATCTGTTGATGCTAGTGGTAGTTCGCTTAGTGAAAGTATAACTATACCAGCAGGAACTACTCTTGATGTTTTAAATAAATCTAATTATAATTCTAATCAAATAGCTCAACTAACAGAATCTTCAGAAGCTGGTTGGTTTGCTGACTCTATAACAACAAACGCACAAAGTGGTGATGTTAAGTTTTTTAAAAATAAAGAAGGTTTATGGAGTAATATAATATTAGGTGATAATACTATATTATCTAATATTGATACAAAAGAATTATCAGTACAAGGTTTAGGTTCTTTTTCAAGCATAACAGGTGCAACAAGTCCTACACAAGCAGAATTAACTATAGCATTAAATAGTAGTGATACTAATATTGACTTTACTGAAGCAACAAGTGTAATAAAGGGTATTGCAAATGGTACAAATTTAGCTAGTAATCCAGGTACTTTAGCTTTAACAATTAAACCAAAAACTGGATTTACTCTTACTGCTTCTGATCTTTCATTAAATACTGGTGATAGTGTTAGTAGCATATCTTTTAGTCAAGATGGTGTTAATGTAATAGCAACACTAACATTAAGTGGTACAATGCCATCATCGGACGCTACAAGAACTACTACAATTAGTGGTCTTGCTGTAGCAAAAAATTATACTGTAGCTGGAACATTTGATACTATTGAAGAAAACACAACAACAGGTTCAAGTGATAATGTTGCTTATTCTGGTACTGGTACCTATAATACTACTGCTGCTACTATTTTAACTAAAACATTTGTTGCAAGTGATAATCACTTTTTTAGTACTAAACCAACTTCTTTTATTGAAGAAGAAGATACTAGTGCTATAAGTAGTTATACTATAACAGATGATTGGGTAACTACTACAGCTACTGTTAATGGTGCTGTTACTAGTAGTATTGAAGTAACTTTAGATGGTGGCCATACAGGCATAGTTAATGGTATGGCTGTCACTGGTGTAGGCTTAGGTCAAGATGCTAAAGTTCATAGTATAGGTGGTAATACTTTAATTTTAACTTCTGCTAAAACAATACCAGATGGTACAACATTAACTTTTACATCAACATCTGTAACTTTTACAGTTAAATATGTTTTTGGAATTAATAATCCTACAACTGATAAATTAGTTTTTACAGCAAAAGCTGTTGAAGTATTTAATCCAAGTGTAGCTGAACTAACTTCATTTATTAGTGGTAATAAAACAATATTAAGTGAAGGTGA